TTTATGATTGGTAAACTATACTCTGAAAGAGACGTTATTAATCTAACAGTGGATAGTACAATTAAATACTTGATACAGCACAATATGATCCGCTGGCAACGGGATGAAAATGGTGAAATTGAAATACTAAGTCTAGATGAGTAATATATTATGGCATCATCAAGAACTATCAAACGGCGTGAAGCTGCCAAGGAAATGCTTGGAATGGAAACCAAGGCTATCAAGCCTAAGCGTAAGCGTAAACCCTTAACCGAAGAGCAAAAGCAAGTTCTAAGAGAAAGAATGGAAAAGGCTCGAAAGGCTCGTGGTCCATCCAAAAATTTATCCTTACATGAATCGATCCGCGATTTACCTGATGATCATCCTCTGAGCCCTAAAAAGGTAAAGGGTTGGTTGAAAGAACAGAAAGAACTATTATCCGGTCTGGGTAAGCAAGCAGGTCAGGATAAAGATCCTAAAATTCGTCAACTATATTGGGATACGGAAACTTATATCTTTAATCTAAACAAATACCTACAAGACGGTCTTTGGTTGGATCATCGATATGGCAGCGCAAAGCAAAACAAAATCAAAATGAACTGTGTCAAAATGGCATACTATTCTGATGGTACACCAAAACGTACTATTGGGGTTTACTATCCAGACATCGGCGCAGTGTACACTCAAGAAATGGAACTAGATAAATATGCAGACGGAACCCGAGAAAAAGTTTCTAACAAAAAGCGAGTTCGGAAAACTAATCGAGCAAGCCGTAAAAGATCATAAGTCTTCGTACATGGATGCGGTCATTCATATATGCGAGGAGAATGATGTTGAACTAGAGGATATACGTAAATTTATATCCCCTATTATTAAAAACAAGATAGAGGCTGAAGCGATGAAATTAAACTTTTTACCGCGACAAAACAGTTTACCTATCTGAAAATATATGGTACAATAATACAGTTATACTTCAGTCATACAAGGAAATACAATGTCACTAGATACACTAAAACGCAATCGCACAGATTTCAATAAACTCGTCCAAGCTGCACAGTCAGTCGGCGGTGGGGATACACAAAACCAATCATACAAAGATGAACGTGAGTGGAAGCCTACAGTTGATAAGGCTGGTAATGGATATGCTATTATCCGCTTCTTGCCTGCAGCAGAAGGCCAGGACATTCCATGGGTACGGTACTGGGACCACGGGTTCAAAGGCCCAACAGGTCAATGGTACATCGAGAAATCCCTCACATCAATTGGTCAGAACGATCCAGTAGGTGAGCTAAACTCTCGACTGTGGAACTCTGGTAATGACGATGATAAAGAAACTGCACGGAAGCAAAAACGGCGGTTGCACTATGTAACCAATGTGTATGTCGTATCCGATCCTTCTAACCCACAGAATGAAGGTAAGGTTATGATTTTTAAGTTCGGTAAGAAGATCTTCGATAAGATCATGGACTTGATGCAGCCACAATTCCCGGATGAAAAACCAGTCAACCCATTTGACTTCTGGGACGGTGCAGACTTCGTTATGAAGATTCGTAATGTCGAAGGTTATCGTAACTACGACAAATCAGAGTTTAAATCACCAACACCACTATTAGATGGTAATGATGAAAAGCTTGAAGGCATCTATAGTCAAATACATGATATTAGCGAGTTCATCGATCCAAAGAACTATAAGTCTTACGATGAGCTAAAGACTAAAATGTATCAGGTACTGGGTGAACAAGCACCACGTACTGTAAAACAAACAATTGCATTGGACGATGAGATTCCTGACTTCGATGCTCGTCAAAAGCCAGCGGCACAACCAGCAGCTGCAGCACCACAAACTGCAGAGGCCGTAGACGAAGATGATACAATGAGCTACTTTGCTAAATTAGCTGCGGAGGACTAATCAATGGACCTACAGGGGGCTTCAAAGAATATGCCGTTTAATACGATCTATCCGAACTCGGAGAATATTCCGCCCCCTGTATATCCTACTAAAGAAGCCAAAAGGGTTATTGAACCGTCTACCCGTGCTTCGATTAATATGGATGTTTTGAAAAAGTATTATGAAGCAAAAGACAGAATGACGGAAACTATTAATGATGAAAGATTACAGAAATACCTCGACGCTGCGGAATATCATCCAGGGGATGTCGTAGATATTGAGGTATAGGCGCATGGGGAAAGCCTGACAATCTCGTCGAACGTACCCAAATAAATCCATTCATGTAGTCTGCAGCTCATGGGTGGTCGGTGAGTCGCTAGTACCGAATGGAAAGCTAGCCGGGTGCTGTACTTCGAAACAAACAGATAGAAAGGGCGTCACCTAGGAAGGGCGCCCTTTTGATTTAATTAAATGGCATAATCATATCTGGTATCATAAACATACCACCACCGCCTACCATCATATTTAATTTATTAGCCCTAAGATCAACTGTAGATCCCATCGGCAACGCTTGTGCGCTGCCCCCTTTTGTTACAATTCTACCATCACTATTCTTACCCATTGCAATGGCTGCGTTTTCCAATAATTGGGCAGCTACTAATTGGGCCTCAGCAGCTGCAAGTGCCTTGGCATTGGCTTCTTCTTCAGCGGAGACTTGCGGGATCATCAAGCTTGAGTCCATGGGAACAACTTTATTCGGGACATATGGTTTATTGAGCTTATCGAGCTCTTCTTTCTTAAAAAGAAACTTTCTGAACTCTGGCGGTACGTATTCTATGTTATTTCTAAGGAAGTTAAATATTCCTTTATTAGTGCTGGACGCCATATCAGTTCTGAGTTGGTAATCGGATCCCACCGCTCGCAATCCGAAATTGGCGATCCAGTTTGCAAAATCACCAAGGCCTAATGTTGCTGATGTAGCTAAAGCAACGGGAGAAGATGCACCAATTGTTACCCCCTCATCTTGTAGCTCTTTTGCCTTAAGTCCTGCATCGAAGCCCCATAGGATCGGTGAGGCTTTACCCGCTGCAGCTAAGGCACCAAATCCGGTCGCCTTAATTGTCCCACCAGCCTTCTTTGCAATATTTGCTGCTACTCTAGCTCTTTCAGCTCTGGCTTCAGTTACTATCTGATCTAAGGTTTTAGCTGGAGTATTAGGGGTTTTTGCTCTTTCTGCTACAGCTTTCGCTTGCTTAATTCTTTCCTGTTCGGCCCTTCTAACTTCTTCTAAATCAGCTCTTAGATCTTCGCCTAAAGCACTAAAACCATTTCTTTCTAAAGTTTCAATAGCAATTTTATGTGGCAAAAACTTATTAGACACAGGATCTAAATAACTTACTTTATTTCCCACAATTGAAACCTTAGGTAAGCTATCTCCTGCGGTTGATCCTCCCATCGAGCTTGAGGGTGTATAGCTTGTACCTCTGGGTGTGGGCAGGAAATCTTTAGCACCTGGAATACTACCAGCTTGAGTATTTCCAAATCCACCAGTAGGCATAAAAGGACGATACGGCATTTTTAAAGCTTTATTAGCAGCCTGTGCTGTGCTTCCTGGTACAAAGCCTCTCTGTCCTTGTAATCTTTTTATTTCCTCTAATTCAAGTGTGGAATATCTAGCAGCACTTTGGGCTGTGCTTCCTGGTACAAAGCCTCTCTGTGCTTGTAAACTTCTCGCTCTTGCTCTTGCCTTTTCAGCTTCAACATCAGCCATGGCTTCAACATCACCAAAACCCTGAGAGGCATTTATCATCTGTAACCTTAGACGCTCTCTTCTTATACGTCTTGCTCTTTCTTTATCACCTGCAGCGGACGAATCCGGTTCATTCATATTCATAAAAGCTTGTTTTTTCAATCTTTCTAATTCATCAGCAGCGGCCTTAGCAGCGGCTCTTTCAGCAGCTTTAGCAGCGGCTTTTTCTTTCATTACTCTCGCTCGCTCGACAGTTTTTTCCCCAAGGAAATTTCCTAATCTAGCCGGTGCTGTTGCAACTTTGGCTGTGGTACGGGCAACGCGATATGTGCCCCTTGCTACAGATACGCCGGCCTTTATTACGGGAATGCCTAATGCAGCGGCAAGCCAGGGGTATTTTTTAATCAGGTCTGTTATAAGTTTAAGAGGATTAAGTCCTAACCCATCGGATTGGCCCTGTCCGCCTCTGCCGCCTGCACGTGCACCTGC